TCGTAAGGTGCGTTTGCTTTAGCTTCTTTCAGCACGGGATTCATACCTTTTCTTGCGGCGGTGGTTACGTGCTTTTGTGGCACTTTACCAAGCCTTTCTAGGTCTTTTTTGAGCTTATCCATGCCCTCGATTTTGAAAGTGGCTTTCATATTACACCGCCTTATCAGAACACACTAATTCTATTGTCCCGAGTCCGGGTTGATAGCTTCTGATGATGTTGTACGGTTTGCCGTTATATGCAATATCTGTCTGCCCTTTATAATCTTCTACATGGATCTCGAATACGATAGAGACCGCAATTCCGCTTGTGTTGGCTGCATAAAATTCCGATTGCCTCACGCTTTTTATGTTGGCCCACACTTCTACGTCTACCGGAGTTTTAATCGGTTCCCCGTAGTCGTCGCGCGTCACAGTATATGATCTCAAATTAATTTTGTCTGAGAAATACATATAATCCCCCCCCGCTAAACGTAGTCTTTTTTTCTTCGAAGCTCGTCTCTCATTTGCGTATAGTCGTTTCTGTTGGCGTCCATATCATCGTTCGATAATCCGAATTTCCATCTTGCAAAACAACGGACAGCCCCTAGTATGAGGCCGTCCGTTTCGTCATATGCTTTTATTTCCGATACACCAACGCTTACGAGGTCAAGGCGGCATTCCTCGATGAGATCCGTAAGTTCAGCGTCAACATCAATGCTTTGGTTGCGTCTAACCGCCCTTCTAATCTTTCCTAAATAATCGGTTGATACCGCCATATTCTACCTCCAATTATGCGGATTTCTTTAATACAACTACAAATCCGTTTGCTACTGTGATATTACCTCCAACCATAACCTCGCCAAGAACAGTGTTAAGGCCTTCAGCAAATTTATAGTCTTCAGATACTCTGATCTCGTAATCTCCGAATAAATCAAGTTCATAGTTGGCAGGATCACCATAGATCATGGTCTTAACTCCGCCAGCGGTGCCGGTTGCATCAGTGTAAGATGTTACGTCTGAGCAGATAGTATAAGGAACCGCAAGTCCGCCGTCTTTGATGATTCCGGTGTTAGGGTTTGTTCCATCCGGGATAATCTCATAAACAGCTTTTTTCTCATTGGTTCCGCGCACATCGCCAAATGCAATAAGATCTTTCTTGTTAAGGTAAAGTCTTGCATTTGCTCCAACGTTCTCGTCGCCACCATATGCAAATACAATTTTTCTGAGCGTATCAGCTGCAATTGCAGCTGTCATATCAAGTGTGGTGTACATTACTGCAGGTGAGGTGTCGGTATTAACTGCATTTAATATACCAAGGATCTCAGTTGTGCCACCGCCAGTGATAATCCAATTATTGAGTTTCTTTCTAAGTGCAATTAATGCGCCTTTCTTAACCTTAGCCTCATACTGTAATGGAGTTTGCTTTGCTAGCTCCCTTGATACGTATGTTGTTACCGCGCATAGGAAAGGACTAATTGCAACGGACTTAAATACCGGATCAGATGCAGTCTGCGCGGTACCGTCTGTTTTCTTGTCTGCCGTCTGCCATGATGCAACATAAGGCACCTTGTGCGAACCCATTCCAGTTGCGTCTTCTGTATGTACCTGGTCCACAACGCTAGAAACTGTATTGAACGGCTCGTTCATATCGTTCTTAACGCCGGTTGGCTTTACAATGCCGTCCGTAGACAACAATACTGATCGAAGTTCCTTTGCTGCGATTTTTGTGCTTCTGGTCTTGGTAAATTCTTTCGCTCTTTCCTCTGCATCATCCGGCTGCCCGTCATCCTTCGGGATTGGATTTCCAAGTCTTCCTCTGAGGTCAGCTTTTGCTCTGAGCTCCTTTTCTTCGGTTTCAAGAGTGGTCACTTCTGTGTTGATCTCTGCCAATCTTTCAACGGTTGCGGTATCGATTTCTTTTACTAACTCTGCTTTTCTAGCTTGGATTTCTAATAGTCTTTTTTCCATGATTTAATTCCTCCGTTATTGGTTTAATTTAAGTTTCAATTTCAATCTCTGTCTCAAAAGTTCGGTATCCACCTTCTGCTGATTTTCCCGAGCAACCGCCTCCGCGTCAGCCTTTCTTGCTTCGATTGATGTATCATCATAAGCCGGGATGTCCACGGCACTGACGTCATAAAGTCTTTTTACCCTCAGCACAGTCCACATACGGTTTTCATAGTCGTAAGCTTCTTGCCCAACGGTAAATTGAAAACTCATTCGGTCAATATAGCCCTTTGAGATTTCATCGTATAGTCTTCTACCTTCCTCGGTACCATCAAGCCTTGCGCGAATAAATAAACCGTTACCATCAACGGAAAGCTGCAATGTTTTATTTCTCGTGCGTGCCATGACCTTTCCGGAATGATTGTAGTTAAAAATAACATCATCCATCTTGCAATCCGTGAACGCATCACTCGCGATCTGCTCTTTGTATTCCTGACCATCGTACTCAAACAAAACCGTTGGAGAATTGAACCTGGTCGCATACCCTTCTACCCAGAGCTCTTGTTCTTCAGTTCCTTCAATGGCCAGTGAACGGATCTCAAATTCAAACCTGCGCTCAATCTTTTGGTTGGTCTCCCTCTTGATTTCCATTATCATCACCCTTTCCTGTTTGATATTCATCCTGCTTATCTGCATTGATAAAATTGAGAGATACTTGCCGTATGTCTCCGCCCTCTACTGGGTCATATCCAAGTAGTTCTCTCTGTTCATTAACTGTCAGCAGCCCGATTTCCTTGGTATCTCTTATGATTGCTACCCTTGTTGCGTATGTCGTTCCTATTAGCACACCACCGGTAAAAATAATTCTATTGCCGGCGTCTCTTTCTCCCTGAGTAAAGCACACATTTGTAAATCCTTCTCCGAGCCTTTGCCAATGCGGTTCTATGACTGACTCTGCCCACGCATGGCCTTCCTGTTCGGAATATTGAGATTTCACTATGCTTTCACCAGTTCTCCAATACGTGTATAGATTGTCCCTAACTGCTTTCATCTGTGCCGCATTTGCACTATACGGTACGACATTCAACTGAGCATAATTTTCCATGCTGTCAATGCCAACTATTCCGCCGTTTTTTGCTGCCTCTTCAAACCTCTTAGCAAATTCGTTTTGAGAATTTTTAACATCTTCTGGATCTAGCATGGCTTTTTTGTGTTGGTATAGTCCTCTTACTTTATTACTTACGGTTAATGCTTCGATGAATCCGCTATCCGAAGCCTTAATCATATCCAACGTATTGTAAATCGGTGCATTTCCGTCCCCGGAAACTTCGTTATTAGTGTAAAATTTCCGCAAAAAAACAACGTCCTCAATATTGAGCTGACGTTGCGTTCCGTCGAAATCATTAAATTGCAGCGCATATCCACCGCCAATAATCGGTAATATTTCATACTTATCGAAATCAACCGGTATCATCATCTCTGGAGCTATAGGTTTCGAACCTTCTTTCCACTTGATGTAAACCGCCGATGCCGTCTTGCTTTCAAGGGCCGATATAATACGGTACTTAAAATCAAATCCACTCATTAATGGATTTGGCTTCTGATTAATCAGCTTTGCGTAAGGAGAATTTCTTTTAATTTCTTTTATGCGCCCGTCTTTATCAAGGATGACATGCATTGCTTGACCCTTGGCTGTGTGTGTTGCTATGCAATCAATGATTGCCCTGATCGTCTCCTGCTCATATGCGTCCTTATTCCACGGTGATGATGTAGTTCGGTAACCATAATAACTTCCCATAAGCTTATATACAACTTTTCCAAAAACATTAGACAATAAACCCAATTTCATCACCTCACATATCTGTTATATTCTTCTTCGTGATTAAGATAGCAAGTAAATGCATTTAGTAGACTTACCATTCCGTCAATTCTTCTGGTGCTTGATGCTTTTACCGGTTGTATGCTTTCTATGCCGTCTTTGTTAAGTGTCTTTTTTGATGTGTTCTGCAGACACCACCTTAATACTGGATTGTTCTGATAAATTATTTTGTGTTCTTCAAGAAGCCCTCCGAGCTGTTTCATTGGATACGTCCACGTTATAGGTCCCTGGGCAATCTTGTCCATTTCAAAACCTGTTTGTGACATCTCCTCAACCCAATATCCCGATAACGCCCTGTCGTACCCTATCCACAGCGGTCTTATATTATATTTCTTTACCATTTCAACAAACCATTCTGTTATAGCCTTATAATCAACTCTGGATCCGTCTGATATAGAGATATATTCTTGCTCCGCCCATAGCTTATACGGAGCTTCTGTTTTATTGCTTTGCTCCGTGAGTTCTATTTTTGATGTAGGTATGAAATACTTTTGTAGCACATAAAAATTTGCATCGTCAGGCTTTTTTATCAGCAATGTAGCACAGGTAAGATCTGTTGTGGCTGATAAGTCACACCCACCAATCGCATACGACTTTTTCAAATAATCAATGTCAACTACGGTTTCATTTACTATCGAGTTATATTCAAGCCACCCATCCGCGGAGTTTTCCGGTATATTAAAATCTTTTGTCAGCACGGTAGGAAGAAACCCAGGCTTTCTTTTTGCGGTTTCTACATTCTCTGCCAGTGTCTGGTATGATTTAATTTTACCCAACCCCGGATTTGCCTTGGACCAACATTTCGGATCCGTCCATTCTTCTCGGCTATCAAGCTTATATATTAAAGGCAATGTTCTATAATCTTGAAATCCATCGTCCCACATCGCTACGTGCTGGCAGTACTCAAACACATCGTCAAAAAACATTTCTCGAACAAAACCGTTTGTTGATATCAGCCACGCAAGCGGCTGCTCTCTGGCTGACTGCGATTGTTTCATAACGTCGTAAATATCGCTGTTTCTAGCTTCGTGAAATTCATCTTGTGAAAAGAAATGTGCATTCAATCCGTCCATTGTTGATGTATCGGCCGCAAGTGCTTTGATAAAGCTAAACATTGAAGGAAAATATATATCAGACTGTCTTTTCTTTGTGATGCTTCTGAGCGCCGGAGATTGGGAACGCATGTTAACAGCTTCGTTGAAAATTATGGCCGCCTGATCCTTTTTATTGGCAGTACAATATATTTCTGCCCCGTTTTCTCCGTCTGCTATTAACATATATTGTTCAACCCCGGCAGTCTCGGTTGACTTTCCGCATTTACGACCCCTTATGTCGACTACTTCGCGTATGCGTCTTAGTTTCGTGTTTTTTTCTCTCCATCCGAATATGAGTTGAAGTTTTGCTTTTTGAAATAACTCTAACTCGATCGGTTTTTTGCCCCATTTGCCTTTTGAGTGCTTGCAAAATCTTTCTATGAACTCTATTGGTCTAAAACCGGATTCTTCGTCAAAATAAAAAGGAAAGTTATCCGGCGGATTTTCAATCCATGATACTTCCCTTTCATACACCGCTTTGACCTCCTTGCTAACAACCTCTTCTCCAGACTTTATAGCTTCTAAGTACAATTTGGGGTAATTCATTTCCTACCACCTACCGCAAATTTCATTATATCCTCAGCCGGATCGATTGCTTTCCCATCCGGAAGAGAATTGTTTATCTGTGCTATCACTTTGGAATATGTATTTACCATTTTGTCATAGACCTCAACAGCCGATGATTTCTTTAATCCTTTTTGTGTGGCACCGTTTTGATACGCTTCAATAATCCCGTCGCGCACAATGATTTTTCTAGTCTCTTCAAGTGTAACGGCCATGAATGCGGCTTCACAAAATAGCTTGTCAAGTATGGTTTGGCTCTGAGGATCCATATCCTGAATACTCTTTGACAATCTTTTATATTCTTTTGATATAAGTTTGTTTCGCTCTTTTTCAGAATAAATTCCTTCAAATTCTTCCATATTGTCTCCTAACTACACCCCCATGCGCGCGATCAGTCAGTAACAGAGAGGTATGACACTCGGTATTCAATGGGGCGTCAAAATCACTTTATACCCCGGGGGACTACTTGACCGTGTTCATCAAATATAAATCCTTCTTTTACATCGCTTCTGTTGAGTGTTATCTTTTTATGGCAGTCATGGCACAGGCTAACAAGGTTATCATTGCCTAGTGCTATTCTTATGTCGTTTATGTTCTTCGGTGTGAGTTCAATCTTGTGATGAACTTCGGTTGCTCTTTCGTCGCAATTAGTGCATGTATAATTGTCACGCTTTAGTATTTCTCTCCGCTTGTTCTTCCATGCCGAGCTGTTATAAAACGGTTTAGCAAACTCTCTGGCCACTCTATCACATCATTTCTGTATATTTTATTCTATATCTTTTATACCAACCCGTTTATTTTGGTACTTAATGATTATTTATTCATCATTACCAATTATCTATACACCCTTATACATCTCTCGGTATTGTTGACCAGCTGATACATAGCGTTGATATCGCCCTCATGCATATAAACCATGTCGCCATTATGATGTAGCTTATTCATAGCATTGTCAGCTTTGAACATATTGTATAGCCTCATACCTATTGCTATTCTATCGACGTCTGATGTGTCTACTGATACGCCGATTGTTATGCTGCCCACCTTGCTGTGCACTGAGCTTCCTGTGCTTGGCGGTGTTGATATATCATCCTGATTTATTCTTGGATTTGGATTGTTTCTTGCGTGTCCATACATATTATCTAGCCCCCTTATTCACATTCACATACCTTTGTTTCTTCTGCCTTAATCTCCTGTATTCATCCTTGGTTAACAGTCTACTGCATGATCCTTGCAGATACTTCGATGTAGGTAGCAACCCGGCATTAATAAGATTGATTAGCTGTCTGCATCCATTGATCGTTCTTATGTGAGCATGTTGGCTGTACTCACCATCTATTCTCTTGACTATGTATCCTCTATTGCTATTCTTGATAATATCAAACTTTATATCCATGCTTCCCACCTCTAGCATTCTTTTGGATATCTTTACCCGGCTTTCGCCACACCTAATTTATTGCAATAGAAAAGCACCGGTTTCCCGATGCAATATTTTTAATATATTTGAAAATATTTCATACTTTCTATTGACATCCACGTGTTTGCGTGGTATAATTAAATCATAGAAAGGAGGTGAACACAGTGGATGATATAATAAAAGTACTTACCATCATCTGGTTAGCGGTTCAGATAGCGTCGAAACTCTCCAAAGCCGCTGATAAAGATGATAAGTAAGTACTACATAGGGGAACGAAAGTTCCCCGCCCCTCTGGGGTAATTATATTATATCATGGCATTGGCGAATATGAAAGAACTAAATACCACCATTACCACTCTATTAATTATTTTTATCTCGCTTAAGCTGATCGACTTTAATCATCTTGGTATACTAGACATTATTATCTTGGTCTTACTTGCCGCCTACATTATCGTCGCTCTGCTCGCATGGAGGAAGAATAAATGAAACTGCGGCAAATACGCAAAAACAAGTTATTATCTGTACCGGCATTGTCAGAACTTAGTGGCGTTCCTGTTCGCACTATTGAGGACTTAGAACGACGCGGCGACGGCCGAGTATCAACTCTTATCAAGCTTTCCGATGCTCTCGGTGTTACGCTTGATGAATTATGCAGAGATTAAGCAGCTTATGGCTGCTTTTTCTTTTGTATAAGAAAAGCACCACCAGGTGATTACTGCGACTAATCTACCCGTGATGCCTTTTCCATATAGGTTTCATTTCCCCGTCTGTAAAAGCGACTTTAGTTGACGGGTAGCCGATACCGGTTCTTATCGTTCCGGTACCATATATAGTAGGAGGTTCTTATTGGCTTCGTTGTAGAACATCTATAACTTTCGATAATCTTATAATACATTAAAAGCATGTCCTTGCGGTGGTCATCTTTTGTTCTTATCAAGTAGAAAGTAAAAATATCTCCTGGCTGCATAGAAGTCTTTTCTACAATACGGCATTCCCATGATCTCTTCAAGGTACCAACAAGGTACTTCCTCGGTTACTGACTTAATTATGTATTGGTACATTCCGGTATCTGCTTGTATTGCTGTCTGCTCTATAAGTTCACATTTCGCCTGCAGCTCTGTCCTTCTGATTGCCAGTTCTTCCTGTGGATTGCTTACTCTACTAGGAGGTATTGGCATATCGGTTATAACCTTGCTTTTCATAATGTCTTTTTTAAATTCAAGTTCATCTTTCCACTCTCGGTACTGTTCACAGAATCCGCAAAGCTCTTTGTATCTTTTATTGGATATTCCGTAATCATCTAATTTCAAGTCTCTTTTATTCGGCAGTTCAATCACCCCTTCTACCCTTCCAACACTCACAGCATTGATAATCATCCATCAAGGTTCCGTAATGCTTTGATCGCTTATTCTTACACCGTATATCCATCATATCCTCGTAGGTCTTTTTACGGCAGTTCATACATTTTTTGTCGGATTCCTCTGCTCTGTCCATGAGTATGTAGCAAATTATCAGGAGGACTATGATGATTATTATGACCGATATGAGTACTAACCATTTGATATCATTCATC